CGAATCACAAATGATGCGATATAAACTACTAACGTTACCAAAGGATGTTATAGGTATTCCAGTCATTAGTGTAAACCCAGAATCAATAACATTATCATCTTTAGTACAGTCAGTAACAGTAACACCTAATACACTAAACCTAGCTGGCGCAAACCAACAAGCAGGATATACAGCTATACTGAGCGATGATACTGTTGCATCTTTAGAGGTGGCTTCAGATGGACAAGTGTCTATGATGAAAGGACCGCAAGCTGTGTCTATGAATCCAGCAATGGTTGATAGTACAAGCATGACTAGCTTCTTAGATGATGAGACCACTGCAATTACAACAGCAGGAAAAACAGTACTACGAACCGGTTCAAAATTTGTTATCAAAGCAAAGCCGCAATCAGGAATAGCTGTCCGACGAGCATTATTAACAATTATTGGTAATGAAACTGGTGGATTTAAAACAATATCAATAACAATTACACCATCAACCTTCGCAGCATTAGACATTCAGTCATCATTACCACTTACAAAAGGATAATAACTACAAAAAATAACAAACACAACCATGGCAGAAGTATATAAATATTTTACCAACGACGATATAGTCCCTGGAGATATTCAAACAGTATCTCAACCTATTTGGTCAGAGAATATGAATCCATTTTCGCAATCATACGCTAGCGGAATTGGGTTTTTTACATCAACAGCTCAGTTATCACAATCAGGCGACTATTTTGTTAATGTATATCACCGCAATCCTCAAACAGATCCAAATGCACAAGTGCAGTTTGCTGTTGCTTATGGTCATAGAAAGGGTAGTGGTTCTTATGGTGACGTAAACACAACTGGACAAAACTCAAACGATACACCAACAAGAGCAATATACTCGCAGTATCGCAACATGCTATTGCCACCAACTGATACAGTTTTTACATTTCAAAACGGAACTACGACACCAGATAACCCAGACGATATTGTTGTAATTAATTTGGCACGAGCACGCTTCCGACAAAAAGTAGATCCAGGAAATTGGGAGCTTAGGCTAGGAAGTGGATCAGGACCAACTAACTGGAACACTAGCTATAGTACATTTATTGATGGAAGTGGAGCGGGCGACAATCCAGATATTAATTCAGCAGGACGTGTATTTGGAGTTTATAGTGGATCCGGAGGAGTAAAACAATCAGATATTCAGTACGGATTATTTTATCCAGATCAAGGCTTAGTAGTATTTAATGCAACTAGACTTAAGGGTGCTGCAGGTTCTGGTGGTACTTATGGCTTAGGTATAAATTTTAATCAAGGTAGTTCAGCTACTTTAGGAGCAGCTTTAACTCAACCAAGAAATCACGTTACAATGTCGGCTCGTATAAGTGGTTCATCTCACTTCTTAGCAAGAAGCGAAGAAAAGGTAACTTCAACTCATTATTTTGTACGAGTTACAAATAAACAATTTAACTTTTCAAATAACCCAACCTTTGTAACTGGATCATCTGGTGCTTTTTTACACGACAGTATGGTTCGTAATCCAAGCGTATATATAACAAGTATTGGAATGTATGACGATGCAAATCGATTAGTGGCTGTAGCTAAATTAAGTCGTCCATTACTTAAAGGATTCAATCGTGAAGCACTTATAAAGGTAAAACTAGATTATTAATAGGTTTTATTTTATAAAAACACAAAGCCCTCCTCATCAAGGAGGGTTTCTTTTATCATCTATATTTATATTAAATGGCAGGAGTTTTTAAGAGTCTTGATAGATCTGACGTTCGTATAACCCCATTTAGAACGTACAAGTTGTGGCCTGATGTTATTGTAAATAACCTTAGCGGATCAGTATATACCGTATATAAGGCAGATTATAATCCAAAATCAAACTACCTACGTGAAGATCCATTAAAAGATACATTTGATCAACTTAACATTGCTTTTGAGGCAACTGAGCCTACTACAGCTAATGGAAAGTTTCAAAGAGTTGTTCATAGATCACTTGACCACCTCTACTATAGAGACTTTTATACAAACAATAAAGCATCTTTTGGAAGTGGGAATATTAACGCACAGTTTCGATACCTAGAAGACTATGCAACAGTTATTAGTATGCCACAATCTAAATTTGGAGAAGCAATACTTCCAGGCTCGGTAGATATAAACGTAAGCTGGTCGTATAGTGTTTTTCAACAAACCGGCTCAAGTGATGCGCAATCTATAACCGGCGTTTGGAATATAGTTGATGATTTTCATGGTAACTTAGTAATTTCTGGAAGTGGACTAAGATCACCGTATAGCGGTAGTGTTGGTGGGGCATTTGTCGGTTCAAGTGATACAAACTACACCTCATCAATAGACGCATCTACAGTTGGTGAATGGCCTATTGATGATATATACAAATATACTGATGTTGGAGACGTAAGTTTTGATAGTGTACAAGGTAGGAGTGATTGGCAAACAAAAGCGCAGTATAACAATATAAGCGTGACATTTCCAACAACACAACCTGATATGGCATTAATGGGAGCAATGATGCTATTTCAATCGAGCTCTAAATCCAATATAACCGTAAAAGCAGAACAAGTTAAGGATTACGCTACAGCCTTTAATTTTTTTAATTCGGATTTTTCAATTAACATGATGATTAGTCCAACACAGTATCCAACACATCCGTCTGGATCAGTTTTAGTAACAAAGCACGGGCCAGCAGAAGAACTACAAGTTGATGAAAATGGAAATATATACTCACAACCAGTAACTAATCAGTTTCCATATAGAATATCATATGTTTCACAGTCCAACAAAATTGCTTTTGAAAAAGGAGGTGGAGATGGTGTTTTTATGGTTACTAGTAGCGCACAAATTCTTCCAGGAAACTTATATCAAATAACAGTAGCATCTATAGCATCGCCATCAGGATCGGCAGTAACACTGCATGTTAATAGCAACTTTTCTAGCTCTATAGATGCAAAGGTGTGTACACTACCTGATTCGATTTGTGGAAATCTTGCAGACGTATATATAGGAAACAACTACAATTATACTGAAGATGGAATAACTCGTGGGTTTAATGGGTATATTGATAATATAAAATTTTATAAAAAAGCACTAAGCGCAAACGAAACTAAAATACTACATCACACTTTGGGAGTTGGTAATACAGTAATTGGTAATGTTTTTTATAATCACGGAATGATGGTATTAACATCTATACCATCAAGAAATGCAACAATCAACACAGTAAGTGCAAGAGGTACTCATACTATTTGGGAAACAGAGATTTCATGCACAATAGGTCCTGGTGAATTTACTAGAAGTACAAACCCAACTTTACAAGAGTATAGTCCATTAAAAAATCAATACGTATTTAGATCTTTTGCAACTGGATCTATGTTCAATCCTTTTGTAACAACTATTGGGCTATACGACGACTACTTTAGGCTTGTTGCAATTGGAAAGATGAGTACACCAGTACAGTTACCAAATAACGTAGATACAACAGTTATTGTAAGAATTGATAGATAGTTTATGGTAAAAAAGAGTTATACAAAAAGACAAGCAGCCGTTAAAAACGGTTATAGAAGTGGATTAGAGGAAGATTTAGATAGCAAACTAAAAGCAAAAGGTATTAGTGGAGAGTATGAGCAACATAAAATAAACTATATTCAGCCGCAAACAAAACACACATACACTCCAGACTTTCGACTACCTAATGGTACCTTTATAGAAACAAAAGGACGATTTGTTTTAGCAGACCGCAAAAAGCATTTGTTAATAAAACAACAATTTCCCGAACTAGACATTCGATTTATTTTTCAAAACTCTAAAGCAAAGATTAGAAAAGGATCAAAAACTACCTACGCCGACTGGTGTAACAAGTACGATTTTTATTTTGCAGACAAAGATATACCAACAGATTGGTTTAAATAGTTTTTTAATTGTAAAAAACTCCGTATAGTATAGTATGACGCTAAACATATTACAAGCAAAGAGTGTGTTAGATGGTTTTTTGGGATCAAGTATAGGTCACAACAGCGGTGAAGCTAGTTACCAATGTCCATTTTGTAACCACTATAAGAAAAAATTACAAGTCAACCTCTTAACACAAAAGTGGCATTGTTGGGTGTGTAATGCTAAAGGGCAAACAATTACATCACTACTGCGTAAAAGCAACGCTCCTTATGAATATGTAAAAAAAGCTAAAGATCTATATGGTGATTACGTACCACAATCAGGAACAACAAACACCAACGACATTACATCACTACCAGAAGGATACAAGCCACTATACATAAAACAAAATACACCCAGTTACAAAAACGCGTTACACTATGCTATGTCAGAAAGAGGTTTAACGCCAATTGATATACTAAGATACCAAGTAGGTTATTGTGAGGATGGACCATATAAGGGAATGATAATAATACCAAGCTATGATAGCAATAACGGACTTAATTACTATGTTGGCCGTAGCTATTACCGATCAGCAATAAAGCACAAAAACCCAGCAGTATCTAAGGATGTTGTGGGCTTTGAAAATCAAATAAACTGGAAAGAGCCTATTGTGCTAGTTGAGGGAGCCTTTGACGCAGTAGCTGTAAAAAGAAATGCTATACCGTTGTTTGGTAAAAAAATATTGCCTATGTTAAGAGGCAAAATACTCACTGAAAAGGTGAAGCAGATATATATAGCGCTTGATGCAGATGCTTTTGCAGATAGCGTTAAAGAGTTGGAATATTTTTTAAATAATGGAATTGAGGTTTATATGGTAAGTATGCCTGGTAAAGATCCTAGCGATGTTGGATATAAAGACATGGTTAGCGTTATAGCTAATTCTAAAAAAGTAGACTTTTTAGACTTGATAAAATTTAAGATGCTTTTATGATAAATAAAATAAAAAGTGGAATAAAGAGTGTTGATTATATTTTTCATATTGCAGATATTCATTTGCGGAATTGGAAAAGACACAAGGAGTTTAAAGAGGTGTTTGATAAAGTTTTTAAAGAAGTTGACAATTTACCACCAAATTCTATTGTTACCGTTGGAGGTGACATTGTGCACGCTAAGACGGATATGAGTCCAGAGCTCATTGAGATGGTATCTTACTTGTTTACAAACCTTGCCGATAGAGTGCCAACAATTGTTATAGCGGGTAATCACGATGCAAACCTAAATAATAAGCACAGATTAGACGCACTTACTCCTATTGTTAAAGGCTTAAACCATAACAATTTATACTACTTACGAAACTCGGGGCTATATGAAATAGGAGATATAGCAGTCAGTGTTATGTCGTTACTCGACGAACCAGAAAATTATATTACTTACGACAAAATTAAAAAACCCGAGCAGTATAAGAAGCTTGTTGCACTGTACCATGGAACAATAGCAAATAGCAAGGTAGATAGCGGCTTAGTATTATCACACGGGCTTGATTGGGATACCTTCTCTGGGTACGATGTAGTTCCGTTGGGAGACATACACAAGAGACAGGTTTTGTCAAACCTAGATCCAACCATTTTCTACCCTGGATCTTTAGTACAACAAAACTTTGGTGAAGCTTTTGAACACCACGGTTATGCCTTAATAGACCTAACAAAAGATAAGATACAATACACCTTTCACGATATACCTAACGATTATGGATATTATACACTAGACGTTGTAGACGGAGAAATTCCTACAAGCTTACCTATCACATCTAAGACAAACCTAAGAATAAGAACAACCAAGACAGATCCAGCTCAATTAAAAAGAGTACTTGCTACTATTAGAAAAGATTATCGTATAAAAGATGTTATTGTACAGAAGTTAGATCGAAATGCTGATGGAATTACCTCGAGTTTATTGGGAGATGCTTTTAATCAGGGAGATGTAAGAAGTGTACAGTATCAAAACCAACTACTAACAGAATACCTTACAGCTCAAGAAATCAGCGACGATACCATTGCTAAGGTTGTTGAAATAAATAAAAAGCTAAATCAAGAAATTAACCTACCAGAAATGGCTCGAAACGTGGTATGGAAACCAAAATTATTTGAGTTTAGTAATATGTTTAGCTATGGAGAAAATAATATAGTAGACTTTGGAACTAAGCAAGGTACTTGTGGTATTTTTGCTCCTAACCATGCAGGAAAGTCTGCAGTACTAGATGCACTATGCTTTTGCTTATTTGATCAGTCATTTAGAGCAAGTAAGGCTGATCAAGTGCTTAATCGTAAGAAGGACGACTTCCATTGCAAACTTAACTTTGAGTTAGGAGGTATAGACTACTTTGTGGAAAAAAGAGCTACTAAGTATAAAAGTGGACCACTTAAGGGTAGGTTAAGAGTAGATATAGATTTTTGGTATGAAGGATCTGATGGAGAGCGTATATCACTAAATGGTGAACAGAGACGAGATACCTCAACTAATATTCAATCTTATGTTGGAACTTTTGACGACTTTATATTAACAGCTCTATCTTTACAACAAAATAATTCTAACTTTATAGATAAAACTCAAGGAGAGCGAAAGGACTTGTTAGCTAACTTTTTGGATGTTACAATATTTGATTCGCTTTGTGATTTAGCAAATAAAAATAACAGAAAAACAGTAATACTATTAGAAGAGTATCAAAAACAAGATTTTGAAACAAAACTAGGAGATGCCGAAAGATCAAAAGAAACTTACGAAAAAAAATATGAAGCAGTAGTAGCTGACCTCGAAGTAGGCCAACAAGTTGTTCAAGACCTAAATGACAGTTTATTAAGGCTAAATCGAGAGCTACAACCATGCCAGGGTGAGGGATTAATTTTAGAAGACTTAGAGGGAGATTTGGTTGATTCGCAAAATTTATTAGTTGAGTGGGAAGGTAGATATAAAGTAAGTCAACAGACTTATAAGGAGTTTGAACGAGATCACTCTGCAAAATGTCTTGAGATAGAGCAAAAAAAGAAATCCTTTAATACAAACCTATACAACGACTATCAATCCGAAGTTGGATCTAAAGTTATGCTAGACAAGGAATTAGATGCGTTAAAGCTAAATACTAAGAATAAACTTGAAAAGCTTGCTAAGCTTGACAAACATGAGTACGATCCTAATTGCTCGTATTGTACATCTAATGTGTTTGTTCAAGACGCAATGCAAACTAAGAAAGAGTTAGAACAGGACAAGCAGACGGTAGGTGAGTTTTTGCAAAAACGCAAAGATTGTGTAGATTTTATCGAACAAAACTCATTTATCCAACAGCAGGCGGAAGAGATAAATAGTTTACTAGAGAGTAGAGCGCAACTAGATTTGCAACGTACAACAGCGAGTGTTGGTTTAGAACGAGCAAGAGCGTCTTGTGATAAACTTAAAGCGCAGATTAAAGACATCAAAGTTGACATTAAAGTGTACAATGATAATAATTTAATACTCAACAACAACAAGCGTATTAATGACGAGATTAGTCAAATCAATAAAGAAAAAAATATACAGCTAGTATTGGTATCAAAACTAAATAACACAGTAAAAGACTATCATGCTAGAATAAGAGTAGCTGAGCAAACTATAAAGGAGTGTATAAAAACAATTGATCATATGCATGAGTTGGTAGACGAACAAGTTGCATATGAGCTGTACAGTAGAGCTATGTATAAAGATGGTATTCCATATACACTGATAAGTAAGGCAGTTCCGTACATTGAACAACATGCAAACAACATTCTTAACCAAATTGTCGACTTTACAATCGTACTAGAAGCAGATGGCAAAAACATAAACGCACTTATATGCTACGATGATGACAAATGGCCTTTAGAGCTAAGCTCAGGAATGGAACGCTTTATGGCATCTATTGCAATTCGAATAGCACTTATTATGAGCACAAACCTTCCTAAACCAGATTTTATGGCAATTGACGAGGGGTTAGGAGTTTTAGATAGTACTAATCTCAACTCTATGCACACACTGTTTGCCCACATGAAAGATGTGTTTAGATTTAGTTTGATAATATCGCATATCGATGTGGTTAGAGACATGGTTGATACTGTTTTGACTATAGATAAAAAGGATGAACACAGCTATATATGTTGTTAGCCTATATTTATAGTATATGGGTGTACTTTCTTTTTATAAAAACTTAGAGCGAAAAAAAT